CGTATCTTTACATAGTAAACAATTAATACAATATATGATAGACAAGAAAATTTTATGGATTGATATGGATGGTGTTTTGGTAAATTTCGGAAAGCATGTGGATGATGTCATTTCGGAAAACACATTTTTAAGAGAAAGCTACAAAGGTAGATATGACCACATACCTGGTATATTCAGAAATCCACCACCGATTGAAGGAGCTATCGATGCTATCCATCAATTAGTAGCAAGTGAAAAATATCATTTGTATATTGCCACCGCATCACCTTGGGGTAACCCTATGGGGTCCATGGATAAAAGATTTTGGATTGAGGAACACTTTGGCAGAATTTTCCATAAGAAGATGGCTATTACTCATTTAAAGAATTTATTGATTGGTGATTATCTAATTGATGATAGAACTGCTAATGGAGCTGGTGAGTTTAGAGGTGAACATATACATTTTGCAACTGATACGTTTCCTAATTGGGAAGCTGTTTTAAAACATTTATTATAATATGAAAAAGTTAATACCCCTCTTAATTTTATTTTCAGCGTGTTCAAAAGATGATGTAATAGTTCCTCAAAAAAACTATACATTCTCAATCGATTCAGTATTAACACAAAGTGGAACTAAATCTTTAGTAAAAGATGCTAATGGATTTTATCATTTAAAGTTAATACCGAATTCAAATCAACAACCACATAGAATTACTGGTAGAATTTTAATTAATGGCAAAGAACCATATCCAGTTGAAAATATTGAATTTGAAAGTAATTTATATTGGTGGATTCGTAGAGGTGATACTGCCGCATACATTACAAATTCGTATGTTAATTATTTCTCCGGCCTATATACCATTGTCAATTTGCCACCAATGATAGCATCTAAAGATGAATTAGTACCAACAATAAATAAATCATCTTATAGTGGAAAGTATGGCGAAATTAATACGGTAATAGCACCAATACCAGAAATGAAAGGAGATACTATGGTTATAAAGGCATTTAACTATAATGCTAAAAAAACAATTTACACAAAAGTAATTTTAGATTAATGAGAACTAAAGAAGTAAAATTCCCACTAACACCAATAACCGAAGAAACATTTGAAAGACAAGGTTGGCGTAAGTGTGATGTAAACGAACCACTATTTGAAGAATTTGGAGAAGATTTGGATGAGTTAAATAATGATTTTTTTGGAGAGATGGAAGATGAAGAACCAGAAGAACCTATGGAAAAGCCGGAAGCAATTGCTTGGTATTATACACTAGCACTTCCTAAAGATAGAAATGACCCATATTGTCCAAGATTAGTTTCAAACGCTACTGATGAAAGTGGATTATTAAAAGAGATGGGGTTGCCGGAAGGAACTTTCTTTGTGGAATTAATGGATTGGGATGGGTTAGGATATTGTCAATCAGAAGAAGATATTGAGATACTTTATAAGGTACTCACCGGAAAAGATTTGGAAAATTAAAAATAAAATCGTATATTTGTATTATGAAAAATTATAATGAAAAACAATTGGAAGAAAATTACGAAAAGTTCTTAAACCTTGTTCGTAAGGCGTGTAGTTCTAATCCAGAGAGATTGGAAAAAATATTAAATATGTATTCAATGGATGAATTAGGACCTAATTTAATTATATCACCAGCGAGTGGTAATCTTAATTATCATAATGCATATGAAGGTGGATATATCGACCACGTAATGAATGTATGTAAAAATTCACTTCGTATGAAAAAACTATTTGAAGAAGCGGATGGTAGTGTAGATTTTACCGATGAACAATTATTATTTGCAGCACTTCATCATGATTTGGGTAAATTGGGTATTAAAGATGAATTACATTATGTACCAAACGATTCAAAATGGCATATTGAAAATAGAGGTGAATTATATAAACGAAATGATAATATTCCGTTTATGAGTATTACCGATAGAACATTTTTTACACTAAACCAATATGGTATTCAGTATAGTGAAAATGAGTATTTTGGTATCAAGCTTACCGATGGGTTGTACGATGATGATAATGAAAAGTATTTTAAAACATATGATACATCAAAATACCTTCGTTCTAAAATTCAATATATATTACATTGGGCTGACCATATGAGTACAATTATTGAAAGACAAAATGCATAAAATTTAGCAACTGCTATATTTATAAACCGATAGAGCTGGCCAGCATATCGGCGTATTATCCAAAAGGAAATACAAATTAACGCTTAAAAACAAGGTAAAAATGAAAGCACACATTCAAAAGGGATTCCCTATTCCCCAATTTAGGGACGAGTTCTTCTCACCATTAGATACTTTATTCGATAAAGTATTTTCAGAATCATTTCCTGAATTATCAAAGGAAATAGGTATCAACGCATTCCAACAAGCAGCTTATCCAAAATGTGACATCATTAATTTTGATGACCGTATTGAGATTGTAGCAGAAGTTCCGGGATTAACCAAAGAACAAATTACTATCGATGTGGATGGTGATGTGATTACACTAAAAGGAGAAAAATCAAACAAAGCAATTGAGAAAGAAGGTGGAGTATATCTTCGTAGAGAAGTTAAACGTTCTTCATTCTTAAGAAGTTTTACAGCTGATTCTAAAATCTTTGATTTAGATAGTGTAAAAGCATCGTTTGAAGATGGTGTATTGGAATTAGCAATACCAAAGAGAGAACCTGAAAAACCAAAGAAACGAACAATTTCAATTGGTTAATTTAACTAACCAAACAAACTAACAATAGTGGGGGTGAATAAAATCACCCTCATTTTTATTTAGAGTATATTTATATATACAATTTAAAAAACAAATTATGAAACCAGAATACAAAAACAGAGCTCAAGAGCATTTAGAAGCTATTGCTAAAAGAGCTAAAGTTATTGCTGAAATGTTAAAAGGTGAAAGACCTGCAGACCAAGCACAAGCAATTAAGTTATCAAATGAAATCGAAAGATTGGTAGAATTAACAACAAACATCGTAGATTTATCGTAATGAATTGGTTAAAAGTATTGGTTGGATTTTCAGCACTAATTATTGCCGGATGCGCAGCATTCTTTTCAGTAACTGGATTGGGTGTACTCTTTAGTGGAGCATCAACGGCGGTTATGGTGATGGCAGGCTCATTAGAGTTTGCTAAATTAGTTGCTGCAACCTATCTAAAGCAAATGTGGGATGAAATTAAGGGTTTTAATAAGTGGTATTTAACAATAGCAGTAGGAATTCTTATGATGATTACTTCTGCTGGTATATTTGGATACCTTTCTAACGCTTTCCAAGCACAATCTTTACAATTACAGCAAGTAGATAGAGAAGTATTGGTATTTTCAACTAAAATTGAACAAAATAATTCACAAATTACTCAACTTAACACTCAATTAGGACAATTATCCTCAACACAAAACACAATATTGGATAAGGGTACAGTGAATAACCGACTTTTACGTTCAATTGATAATAAAGATAGACAAGTTGCCACAGTTAATAAGAAAATAAGTGCTTTGCAGGACGAAAACGCTAAGAATAACGAAAAAATCAACGAAATTAAGATAAAAAACTTAGATTTAGAGAAAGAAGTAGGTGGATTTCGTTTTATTGCCGAAGCATTTGGTATAGAATTGAAAAATGTAGTAAAATTCTTCATATTTTTGATTGTAATAGTGTTTGACCCTCTTGCAATCGCTCTAATTATCGCATTTAACGGATTAATTGGTAAAAAAAAGGAAAATACACCGAATTATAACGATTTGGATGATTTAATGGAAAAAAATTACCAAATGTACGAATATAATGGAAAAAATTCACCAAAAGAGCGCATTTTTAGTGATATAGTGGAAGAAATTCCTATATTAGCATCTGAAAATGATACCAAAACATTCTTTGATACAATAAATACACCACAAGCCCCAAGTGAGGAGCTTATACAAGCAGCTGAAAAATATAAAGAGCAATTACTTCAAAATGAGGACATAAAAAAAAAAGAAATTGATTCCTCTACAACAATTGTGGAAGAAGATGAAGTAACACTAACTGATGAAGATAAGAAAGCATTGGAGCCTGAAATAACTGATGAGATACTGATGAACCTCCAAACCGATTACTCAAAGAGAGCAATTGATTATGATGGTGATGGTACTGTTGATGGATATGATACTGATGGTGATGGTATAATAGATATAGTACGAGCTG